TTCCGATCTAAAGCTTTACAGAATTGCTGGATGAACTTTTGCCGTGGTGTTATGGTGAATTGAATTTAAAGCCGTGGGAAGTAGAACGGTTGTGCCTTGTAGATATTTTTTTGATGTTGGACGGATGGCAGCGCAGATATGACCATTTAGAAGATATTGTTATCAGCTGGATCACATACCCAAATGTTTGCATAGCTTCAGGTAAAAAGAAGCGTCCGGAACTGAAAAGCTTTTTTGCACACAGGAAAAAGCGTAATTCCTCTAAGGAACAATCTGAAATAGCGCAGGATCTTTTTGAAGAATTTGGCTATGAATAGGAGGTGAAATGATGGCAGAAGTAGCACGTTTACAAGTAGTTATTGGCGCACGGATAAATGAATTTAATAAAGAAATGGGTGCGCTGCAGAAAAACGTTAAACGCACCTTTGCCAGTGATAATTTGGGCATAAGTAAAGGCGCGGTGGGTGCTATTGTTGGTGTAGGTGTAGCTTTGGGGGCTTTGGGCCTTGCTTCAGTAAAAGCTGCCGGGCAAATGGAGCAGACACGGATTGCTTTTACTACACTTTTGAAAGATGGTGAGAAGGCAAAAAGCTTTTTAAGTGAACTTGAAAAATTTGCGGCCAGTACGCCATTTGAATTACCGGGCGTTTTGGATGCTTCTAAAAGGCTTCTTGCTTTCGGATTCAGTGCGGAACAGGTAATTCCGATATTGACTGCTGTAGGTGACAGCGCAGCGGCATTGGGTATAGGTGAAGAAGGCATTCAGCGTTTGACTTTGGCAATAGGTCAGATGCAGGCCAAAGGCAAAGTCAGCGCAGAAGAAATGCTACAGCTTGCTGAAGCCGGTGTTCCGGCATGGGAAATGCTGGCTAATAAAATTGGCACTGATATACCTACGGCTATGGATAAAGCCAGCAAAGGGCAAATATCTGCGGCAGAAGGTATTCAAGCTGTTATCAGCGGCATGAACAGTAAGTTTGGTGGGATGATGGAACAGCAGGCACAAACTGTTAATGGTATTATGAGCAACATTCAGGATAGTGTTAGCCAAACTATGGTTGTTATTGGTGATGGACTGATTGAGGCATTTGATATCAAGGGCGCCTTGAAAGGCGCGCAGGACGCTATTGGTGAGTTTGCGGATAAAGTTAAAACTATGGGGCTTTCTAATGCTATCCGTGATTTGCCTGTATGGTTTACTGGTTCTATGGCTGTTATTGCCGGTGCGATAATGGGTGTGGCTATACCGGCTATAGTTGCGCTTGTTGGCACTTTATATACACTGGGTGTAGGTGCTGGCATAATTTCTGCGCCATTTATTGCTGCGGGTGCAGTTATAGGCGGGGTAGCTTATGCCATATTTGAAAATTGGGATTGGCTTGTAATTCAATGGGAATATTTTTGTGACACTATGGTTATTGCCGTTGATGGAGCAACGGCAGAAATACAGAACGCTTTTGCCGGGGCTGTAATGTTTGCAGCGAATGCTTTGGATAAATTATTTTCTATTGTCAATGTCAGCAGTGATTTGGCAGTGCAGGCAAAAGAATGGGCGGCCAATACACAAAAAGCGGCACAGGCTACTATCGAAGCTGCAAAAGCTAATCAGCAGCTGGCGGACAGTAATAAAGTTAAGCAAGAGTTTCGCGTTTCGTCAATCAATGCACCTACTGAACAAAGTTCGGGTATTAAGATTGCTTCACCTGATGCGTTAGGCTTGACGAGCGGTTCAACAACAGCGGCAGGCGGCAGTAAAAAAGGTGGCAAAAATTCCGGTATAGATAAAATCAACCGGGAAATAGACAGGATCAATGAGCAGCTTAATACTGCCAAAGAGAAAACTTTGGATATGCAGCGTGATTTTAATAACTTCACGATGGATATTAAAATTGGCGGGTTAAGTGAATTCGATCAGGTATATGCCAATATTGTAAAAGAACGGGATCAGCGTATAGCTGCCGTTGATGAATGGAAAAATAAATTTGCTAATGCCGCAACTGAAGCGCAGCAGTTATATGAACGTGCCATGAAAACCGGTGATGATACTGTTATCGCCAATGCGTTAGCAATGCTTGAACAAAGAAAGGCTGCGCAGGTTACTGCAGAGCAGGAAGCTGCTGCATCCCAAATTCAGATCAACAAAGACATGAATGAACAGCTGATGTCACAGGCTACGTTGCTGCAGGCTTTTAAGGCTGACTTGGATGAAATGCAAAAGCAGGGCGAACTGGAACGGTATATTGCTTATTTGGATGAAGAAAAGGCTGCCTTTTTACAAAATCAGGCTGAAAAGCAGGAATTGATGCAGCAGTATTATGACTGGCGGCTTGAAGCTGAACAGTCATATGCAAGTTTTGCACTGGAAGCAGCTAATACTTTAAAGGATGGGCTGGCACAAGGTTTTGCTAATGCTATTGTTGATGGGCAGAATTTTGGAAAAACTTTGCAGAATTTGGGCAAAGAAATTGTAAAAATGTTTCTTCAATGGCAGGTACAAAGAATGGCTGCCGCTGCTCTTAGCAAAATGATGATGGGACAGGAAACTGCTGCTGTAGCAGCACAGGCGGCTACAATGGCGACATCACTTGCGCCTGCGGCGTGGCTGAAACTGGTTGTTGAACCGGGCGCGTCTGGAATTGCTACGGGTCTTTTAACATCCGGGTTGAGTGCTGCCGCTGGTATTGGAACAGCAAGCAAAACTCTTACAAGTTTCGGCGGTGGAATTCAGGAAATGAGTAAGTTTGATTTTGGTGCAAATGGACTTGGTACAAAGAACTTTGCTGACGGTGGCGTTGTTACTGCGCCTACTCATGCGCTGATTGGTGAAAAATCTTATCCTGAAGCGGTACTGCCTCTGCGCAGCAGCGTATTGCAAAAGATCACCAGCTTTTTGTTTGATGGCGTGGATTTTGGAGCTGCTTCAGGTGATGGTGCCAATGTTGAAATAATTAATTATGGTGATATTAATACTGGTGCTGATTACGATACCTTTATGGATGACATTCAATATTCTTTAGCTATGGGTGTGCGGGGGTGATAAAGTGACGATCATAAGACGTGAATATTTTCCTGTACGTAAGCAGGTAAAGCTTACAGAACAGCTTATTATCAACGGAACTGCATTGCCATATGCCTACAGCTTTGACGGTGCTGCTGATATCACTGTGCGTGCTAAAAGCGAAAAGCGCGGCTACAGTCACGGCAGCACTATTTCAGGTGATGGCTTTATTGACGGTAAAAAAATTACTTTAGGCTTTGTTATTGAAGGCAGTACGCCAGCTGAACACGATGCCAAGCTTAACGATCTGTATCAGCTCATGTATCAGCGTGACTATCAGCTGCATGCTGGATATGATCGTGGATATTACAATATTGCCTGTATGTATAGTACAAAAGAAAAATGGATCAAGGGATTTAAAGGTCGAAAAGGTGAGGTTGATATAACTTTGCTTTTAGCTGATCCATTTAGGTATGCAAACAGTGAGGCTGAAGCAGAATTTAATTATGCTGATTCTGTGAAGGAAGCTGAAATGTTTATATATAGTAGCGGAAGTATAGAAACACCTTTGGAAATAGAATTAATTCCGAAGAATACGATGAATGACATTACTATTACTCATATTGAAAGTGGTTATAGCATGCGCATTACAGATACACTTTTAACTAAACCTGCGACGCTTATTGTAGATACTAAGGCTGGGACTGTCAGGCGCGGTGCATATAATGCGATAAATACTTTCAGTGGGCAGTTCTTGACCGCTCAACCGGGCGAAAATACATATAAGTTTACTGGTGCAGCTGGAACAATAAAAATTCGTTGGCGGGATAGGTGGCTGGCATGAATTTTCGTTTTGGCAGTAAACTTTTTGGGCGTTATATTTGGGCAGTGTCTGTCAAAAAAAAGAGCGGGCCGGGACCTGGTCCTGATCCTTCGGATGTAAAATATTTGCCTGACTATGTTCAGGTTATTTTTTATAACAAGGATGGTACTAAAACAGCGATATTTTCAAGAGATACAGAAAATAATCCGTTTAATAAAATCGAGTTTGAAAATATAAAAACAGGCTGTGGCAGTGCAACGCTTAATTTCAAACAGTTTCCAAGTTTTGCGGAAATAAGCTACGGACAGCGGATTGATATTTATTTGTTTGCTGATAAGCGGCCGTGGTACAGCGGGCATGTTTTAACGCGTCCTGACAGCGGTGGTACTGGAACAGATTATAAAATAACTTGTTATGGTTATTTTGATAAGCTGGAAAAAGTGCTTATTTTTGGTACTTATGAGAATCAGGAAATCGCAGATATTGTGCGGAATATTTGCAGACAGGTTGAAGCTAAGACTGGTATTGTCTACAACGATAACAAAATATATGACGTCGGCTATGACATAAAGAAAATCGTTTTTGACGGTGTGAGTGCAAAAGAAGCATTGGAACAGCTTTCAGAGTTTGCCACAGATTTTGTTTATGGTGTGGATGAGTATCGGGAATTTTTCTTTAAGCCTCGCGTGGATGAGATCAATGAGGAAGCACGTTTTTGGGTAGGGCCACATATTGACGGATTTGAACCGACACAAAGCATTGATAAGATCGTAAATTACGCGCGTATCAAAGGTGCTGCCATTGACGGTGATGGTGAAAGCTGGCTGGTAACTGTTGAGGACAAGGAAAGTCAAGACTTATACGGTGTATCTGAAGAAGTGTGGACGTTGCCAACTGCTTATACTGCTGCTGATGCTGAGCGCTGGGGACAGTCTGAATTGGCAAAATACAAAAATCCTGTTCTTTCTGCTAAAGCAACAGGTGTTAAGCTGAAATATCCTAAGCCGGACGGTGTTTTTTGGGTACGGCGTTTATCTACAGATGGGCAGGCACTTATAACTGACAAGGAAGGAAAAGAACGTAAGTATCCAATAACCAAGTTAAAATATACGATCAGTGGTGAAAAGGGTATTGATTTTGCTATGGAGTTGGGCGAACCTCCGTATCCGCCTACGGCAAAGTATTTGCTGGATATTGAGCGTAATGCCCGTAACAATGAACTTTTACAGCAGGCTGCTAATACCCAGCTGGTCAAATAATATGAAAAGGATGTGATGATATGGCAGCTCCAAGTAATATACGGATAAATCCGTTTATAGGTGACGGTGGAACTACTAATTATGTAGATTTTACAGAAGTTCATATAATTCCGGCAGTTAGTCCGTTTGTAGTGCGGCTAAATGAAGTGCCACAGAAGAAAGACCCTAGTAATATGAAAGTTGTTTATATGAATGAAACAACAGGTACGCCGACAACAACGGCTTTGACTGAGGTTGCTGCAACGCCGGGAGCAGGTGAATTCCGACCGGATTATTCGACTAATGCAACTAGTGATGAAGATTGGAATACCGGCTTGATTGAATTTTCCAGCGCAGATGCAGGTAAAAGCATTCAGGTAAGTTATACCGGAATGGGAACGCTTGCAGGTGTGAAGAATAATCGTTTCCCGTCATGGTGGCTTAATCGTGGCGATGGTAGCGATGGAGATTTTACACCTGAGAATAATACTACAATAAGCGGGATAAAGAAATATCGCCGAGTTTTTATAAAATCTGGTGTAACAGTTACCGTTGACAGATATGCACGAATACATTGTTTAGGTGCGGTTATTGTTAACGGTAATATAAACGCCGTAGGTATGGGATCTGTGGGAGGAATTGGCGGTTCAGGTAGTAATATTAGTGACGAAAAAAAGAATGGAACGAATGGTCAAGATGGAAACAGTAGTGTAGGTGGTCGTGGAGTTGGTGGTTATGGAGGTGGCGGACAAGGCGCCGCGGGGGGAACAATAGAAAGAACTGATGTAATGATTGATTCTTATTTTTGTATCGCAAGAGGCAGCGGTGGAGGAGGTGGTGGTGGTCGAAATGGTGGTAATGGTGGTAATGGTGGTAATGGTGGTGGTGATATTATAATTATTGCTTCTTCAGTTAAAGTTGGTGGATTGCTGAGCGTGGATGGAATGAAAGGATTCGATGCTACTGGTGATGGTGGCGGAGGAGGTGGTGGCGGAGGGGGACGTGTTTGTATTGTCGCATATAGTGTTATAGGAGCAGATAGGATAACTGCAGCAGGTGGAGCTGGTGGAGCTGGAAATGGTGGCGGCGTCCGAGGCGGAAATGGGATAAGAAATATCGTTGAATTAGGAGCAATATAATGATTTGAATATTTGATATAAATTGAGGTGAATTTAATGCTGACAATAGATGGCAAAAAAATATCTTTATCTAAAGGGGATACTTTTGATGTAACTTTTGCTGTTAATGGATATCGACTGAAAGACGGCGATAGCGTTATATTCAGCATAAAGAATACGGCTAATAGCAGCAATGTTCTTATGAAAAAAATATATACAACATTTGTTAATAATAAAGTAAGAGTTCAGATAAGTGCCGAAGAAATGGAGAGTTTAACGATAGGAAGTAAAGTATATGATTTGGTTTGTATTACAGGTGATGTTAAAGTAACACTGAATTATCCAGCGAATTTGGTGATAAAAGAGGTGGTACATAATGAGTGATATTTCAAGAAATGAAATATGCTTAGATGTAGAGTTGGAAGGTGCTATTCCTATGTCTGTTCCTCCAGCAGATGCTTATATTCTATATGTTGAGCGTGCAGAGAATGCTGCTGCCTCAGCAGAAAGCAGTGCGACAGCTGCAGCAGCCAGCGCGTCAGCAGCAAAGATAAGC